CACATCACAAATAAATAGTTTGCTACTCATAGAAAAACCTCTTTTATATACCGATTAAAAAATCAACACCTTCGTCAGTACCCTTTATTTGTATTTCTTCCATGACTTCCATCCAGATTGCTTCAAGATGTGGCTTCAGCCCTTCCGCCTCTATTTTAATAAGGGCTTCGCCCCGAGAGACCCGCTGTTCTTTGGCCTTCAATAAGTCTCTTTGCGCTTCTACCTGTTCCTTTTGTGCTTCCGTAAGCTCTTTTTGTAATTTCAGGGCTTCATCTCTTCGTTTATTTTCCTGCTTTAATTGTTTTTCAATTGCATCCCATTTACGTGTGCCCGGCTGTGTACCCGCCAATGCGCCCATAATACCCACCGAGGTTTCCCCTGTATTTTTAAAAATCTCCGCGATTGACTCGAAATTAGCTTTCAGTGTTTCTGTTTGCGCTTCTAAAGTTTTGATATCAACTTCAAATTGTTTAGTCTTAATGCTCGCTTCAAAGTCCAGCAGGTCATCAATCCTGTTTGTTTCTGCCTCGAATTGAGACAAATCGGCCTTTCTGTATGCTAACTCAACCTCGACGCTTTTAGGAATTTTTTCCATTATTTCCGTTACCTCTTCAGCAGCTTCACCTAATTTCTCGAAATGGGTAACGCCGGAACTATCTTCCCAGTATTGGACGATCTCGCCTTGAGAATTTTTTATCTCATTCATTCCCTTGATTATTTTTGGTACGGATTTCTCAGCTATATTTGTGGAAAAATCGACCATATTGCCGATAGAAACATCGCGGTATTTAATCCATGATTTGCCGTCGTCAAGGGCCTCATTGACTTTCCCGATATCGTCCTTCATTGAGTCGGTCGTATTTTTAGAAGCTTTTTTCTGCTCCTCGAATCCATAGATTATTGTTTTCGCCCCTTCATAAGTATCTTTTGCGGCATCTGCAAAAAGGCTTGCCGCCGCCGCTTTGTAATCCTGGATATCTCTTATGTGCTGACCTATGGTTTCGCTCATGCCCAGAGTGAAGACATTCAATCCATGGTAAAATATTTCAAGCCCGTTTAAAACACTCCAAATGAAGGAATCAAAAACAACCTGAGCGCCATAAAAAACCGTCTGAATAGTCCCGGCCATACGGCTAAAAACTGCCTCTATTTTTGCGCCTGATGCTTTGATCGCTAGAACTGCCAGGGCAATTTTAGTGCCCGCCTGAACTACAAATTGAGCCGCGCCCAAGACATTGCCGAAGGCCTCTTGTGAGGTGTCGTCCAGGTCATTAAAGGCCGTGATGGCCTTTTGGATTTCGACATAGATTTCCTTAAAAAATACGGCCATGCCGGTAGTGACTCGGACCAAGCTTTCGACCGTGTCGATGACTTTTTGAAATCCCTCGGCCAGGTCTTCCGGTTTGGTTGGGTCCAGGCCGTCAAGGAAACCGAGGAAAACGTCGGCCAATTCTTTAAGTGAAGAAATCAACCCGGAATAATCAAGATCTTGAAGTGCCTCCGGGAGTGCTTCAGCTATTTTTTTGAGTAGATCTACTGTGTTGGTGGCGAATTCTCCGAGGGCGTCATAAAGAGGTTTGAATGCTTCGGCGTCAAAGGCGACATCAAAGCCCTTAAATAAGGCCTTGATCCCCTCGACGATTTTGGCGTAATCTTTTACAAGAGGCTGACCGATCTCGATTATTGTTGATTTGATATTATTGACAAGATTTTGATTGATGAAGGCGAAATTTTCCGCCATCTTTTCATAAGCCGTTTCGGTGGCTCCGGCTGCATTTTGCATTCCTTGAAGAGCTTCTTCAAAACGTCCGGCAGAATCGGAGCCGAGAATAAGCGCGCCATTTAAGGCCCGGACATTCTCAAAAAGACCGGCTATTTTTTCAACATTGCCGCCTGTGGTTTGGTAAACCTCTTTCAATACCCCGTCCAACCCCTTCGAGGCAAGGGCTACAGCATTAAAAGAAATCCCTAGTGATGCCGCCGTTTTTGCCGCTTTAGCCGGCGGATCAATAATGCTTGAAATGATCCCCCTTAGCGCGGTTGTGGCCTCTGCCGTGTCCATGCCGGTGGCGGTCAATGCTGCGATAGACGCCGCAAGGGTTTCGATAGGCACTTTTGCTGTAGCTGCAATTCCGGAAACCTTCGACAGGCTTGCTGATAATTCCGGAATAGTTGTTTTCCCGAACTTGACGGTCTGGAAAAAAACGTCGGAATATCTAGTCGCCTCGTCCATGATTTCGCCATAAGCATTGAGTGTCGAGGCTAAAAGCTCGGTGGACCCTTTTAGATCGGCTTTCCCGGCTATGGCTAACCGCTCTGATTTTTCTATTAACTTGAGGCTGTCAGCATAATCAACTCCAAGGGAAATGGATTGATAAATAGCCTCATTGATATCTTCTATTGATTTTTTTGAATCTCTTGAATAGTCAAGGATGTCTTGGCCGAATTTATCAAGATTGTCTCCAGATAGGCTCGTAAGTGTCGATATTTCATTTATCTGGTCATTGAATTCCCCGGCTGCTTTGGTGGCTACGAATAAACCTCCTGCAGCAAGGACAGTCAAGGCCGCGTCAATCTCAAGGATTTTGTTGCCGAATCCGGCTAATGGTTCGGCCACACCCATAATGGCGGTGTCCAGGCGGTCGAATGAATGATTAATATCCCGGATGGTTTTATCTAAATCGTTTTTGCCGCCAAAAACGATATCAACTGTTTTGGTAATATTGGCCATTTAACTCAATTCCTCGTAGATCAAAAAAACCATAGAGACCCGGCCAAAATCGTTCTTGAAATCGCTCATATAGGCGTCATAGACGCCGTTACGAAGAGACAAAACAACATTGGAATAGGTCTGAAAAAAGGCTTGAAGAGAATTAATTGTGTCTTCGTTTTCTATTTCCGAGACCAGGGTTACGGTCCGGTCTCCATGAGAAAAGCCGAAATCGGAAACATCGACACCGCCGTCAAGGGTCTCGGTTCTCGATACGCGCCGGTTCATGGAAAATAAATCCGAGTCTTCGATCGAGGCATCGAGAATAAACGCCCCGGCAAGATCGTATGTATGCGAGGAGATTCCGACTTTCATTTATTCCCCGGTCGCTTCCTTTGCTTTTAATTTTAAGTTTTTGAACAGGTCTTGCTCATCGTTTCCCTCGGAAAATACGCACAAATCAGAAGATTTAAAACATGCCGAGGCCTTCCATTTATTGACATCTTTTTCACTGTATACAATGTTTAGAAAATCGACTTGAGGCGCCTGGTCAATAAATTTACGAATATCGACAGTGTTGCTCATCACACCACCGCAGGCCGAAATAAAACATAAAGCAACGATTACTAACAAGGCATTACTCAGCGCTTTTATTTTTTTCATTGCCGCTCCCTTCTTTTGCTTTTAATAAATCTGTTTTGTCATGGCTCCCCTGAGAACTCCCGAAGAAATAATCAAAAATGCTGGAGTATTTCGCGCCGACAATTCCCAGCATGCCGCCTATCATCAGGCTTTGCTCGGATGATAGTTTTGATAAATCGAAACGGAATAGATAGACGATTAACCCGAGATAGCCAATGGTCCCGATTGTTGCCAAGACCGCTTCTAAAAATCTTCTGTTCTTCATATTGACCTCTTAGGCCATGGTTGAAGCCACGGCGTTTATATCATTTTCGTCGTTCAAATAGTGGTAGGTCCCCGAGACATCCCGCCACCACAGAACCTTTGAGCTGTACGGCCTGATATCTAGATGCAGCATGCCCAAAAGGTTTTTTTTTGGCTGTTGCCAAGCAGCGAAGGGGTAAAGACCAACCCCGCCAAAACGGGCCATTTTGATAGCCAATAGCCATGCTTTTATTAAACTTTCCTCCGGGAATATGTCGGCGGCCATGGAGTGGGTGTTTCTGCCCTCGATAATGTAATGCCAGCTATTCGAAAGATGGCCCTGGTTGTCGGCATAGACGGCCCCGTCAACCGGCGATATGTGGACGGGCTTTCCGTGAGCGCTGCGGAAAATATCTAAAGCGGTGATCAACTCCGGGGAAACTTTTTCAACATTCCCCCAATTTTCTTGAGGAGAAAACCATTTGATAGATTTAAATAATTCTTCGATGACCATAAATCAACCCTCTTTGTCGTTGTCGGCAATGGCCTTGCCACCGCCCTTAAGGTACAAAAATTCGATCATATCCTCGACTTTATCCACCTTCTCTTTGAGGTGTTCCAGATCTTTTTTAATCATCTCCCTGTCGTGCTGCGCCGTACTGGAAACTTTGTCAATCTGTGTATTGACATCCTTTCTGATTTCCTCGTCCTCTTTGCGCAGTTGGGCAATGTCGGCTTGCAGTCGAGAGGGCCACAATAAAGGCTTTATCAAAAAAGATCCCAAAATAAAAACGGAAATAGTCAGCCCTACAATTACCTTGCTGCGCTTTGTAACCGAGTCAAAAAGATTATCCTTCTCGGATTTTTCAACCATTTCTTTATCTATCCCTTCGCCTGGCAAACTCTGCCCACAGCTCAATTTCTTTTGTAGTCAAAAATCCATGGGGGAAAATATCCGGCCTAATCTCAAACATGAACCGCCCTCTATCCGAGCACAAAAGCAGGGAGGCCTTTATGTCTGCTCTTTGATAGAGGGCTTTAATTCCCCCGGCAAGCTTCCTTGACCGGTTAGCCTGATAATAGTGTTAGTCAGTAAATAAAATTCAACCGGATAGACCTTGGCGAATTTAACCGCTTCGTTTTGTGCGAATTGAGGAGACACCGCGCCCATTACAAGCATTTGCAGACGCTTTGCAAAATCATCCGGAACTTTCTCGGTGAAGCCCATGGCTTCTTTGATGGCCGATATTTTTTCCGTTTGATTTGACGATATGAATCCCTCGATAAGTTTCCCGAGAGCGCGATATTTCTCTACGTGCTCATTAACTCTGGCCAATTCTTCGCCCTCTAGGCCGCGCACGACAATAACCGGCGGTTCTCCGTCCGGGAAAAATCCTTTGAGGTCCGGGACTTCTATTTCTTCTGTCCGCGGAGAATATTTTTCATTCATCATTTTTTGAACATCAAAAGACATTATCCTGAAACCTCCACGGCTGCGTTAAGCGCTGATATAGTGCAGGCCGCCGCCATATTGTCGCCTGCGGGAAAAGTCCGGCTTATGCCTAATTTCCCTTGACAAAGAAGGTAAGGGGCTTTGTTTTCGTCGGGAAAGAATTTATAAATCAATATCTCGTTTTTGAGCGCAATAAGGGTATCCGTCACATTGTCGGAGCCATAAAAAGTAAATGATCCCTGGCTTACTGACGAGGAGGTTGACCCGAGTGCTTTACCATAAACGGGTTTTGACGATACGCTATGAGATTCCTCTGGTGGAACAAAATTCTCAGTATCTTGACTGTTTGCAAAAACGGGAGTGTAATATTCGGCATAAATTGGCTTTGCTGTAGGGCCTACATGATCAAGCGGGATAGCAAAATCAGCTGTGACAGAACCAGCCGCAGGGCTGCCGTCTTTCCCTGGAAGATAATTAATATTAAGATGAGGGTAATCATATTTTTCCCTATGCGTTCCGACAGCATCAAATATTTCTGAGGCTAAAACGACCCCCGCGGAATCAGAGGTGAATCTGACCTGAGCGATTTCGATTGACCCGACAGTTATGAGGGGTGGGCCACCGGCCGAATTTCTGACTTCGTTATGTGCGGAGGCGTGCCCTGTGCCGGTCAAAACATCGATAGCACCGGCTGAGGTGATGACGATTGAATTAATAATATAATCATGGTCCCCGTCTCCTCCGCGTACACAAGTCGCCTCGCCGGCATTCACTGAAGTCAAGACCCCGGCTAAATAGCAAGTTCCGGCGGTTACATCGACAATATTATTTACTGCAGAATTGTCAACGCCGACCCTCAGCCCGGTTGCGACTCCATCAGCGAATACCTCTGGAGCATATCCAGACCTTTTCGACCAGGCAGCCGCCCCGGAAGTAAAATTTATATGGTCCCCTGAATCAGTCAAGGCCGCCATGGATACTTTAGTTTGCCCGGCCTCGAACTGAACTAATCCATTCTCGCCACTTGGCATAATTTAATCTCCTTATATTCTTATTGGGAATACGGATTCCCGATTACTGTCAGATATCTAATATTAAAAGTTGCCGGACAGCCGGTAACTAAATCACCAGGGCCCGGATAAGCATCCGGCCCGCCTCCGGTATAAGCTATTTCTTCAACTAAGCCGCCTAATTTTTCGATATAGGTAGAGTTTGCGGCGATAGTGGCGACATTAGTTTCCGCACCCACATTGAGATTTTCCGCTACAAAATCACCGGATTGAGAGCGAACACGCAGGGTTCCGGCAGCATCGCCACCGGCGAAAGTGCCGGTCAAAACCGATACCTCTATAACTAGGGCTGTTTCTGTGGATGTCGCGCCGGTTATGGTGTCCCCGGCTTCAATTTCGTAGGTTCCGCCGGATGTAAAAGAAAATAATCGCTCCGGCCCGGTCATACAGGCAATAAGATCGGCGAGAATTAATTCAGCGACTATTGAGGGATTGACGGCTTCGTGAAGCTTTGACGCCTCGATTAATACCGGCATGGTACTTTGGAGTTTGCCGTACAGCTTGACCGACTCTTCCGGCAAGGGTATTACCGACGTTGCCGGTAACTCGTCCTGCTCAAAAACCGGCCTTACTCGTTCGACTAGTGCGCCTATATTGGTGTTATAGCCGTTGGTTGTGGTGATGTCGGCAAGCTTTGTGACGATTGCCTGTATAATCTGCTCTCGAATTGAATTGCTCATCGTGCATTCTCCAAAACCCAATCAGCCTCATGGGACATATTCTTTTCCAATCTCTCAGAGGCTTTTTTTAATACCGGCTTCATAACCTCAACATTTCCGAAAACGTCGGGCACACGAGAGGTGAAAAGCTCTTGAATTGGTAGCCTATAATTAACTCCGGCAAAGCCTGTTTTTTCGCCGGGAAGGTGGGCATAAAATCCCTTCTTCTGCAATTTCCTTGTTGACTTCTTATAGCCTTTTTTCTGCGTGTAATCCCTGGTAAAAATACCCTTGTGCCCGCTTCTCATCGTTGCCTTAAAAGCATGAAAAATAGTTTTTCTCTCGCTTCCTTTTTTAACTATGACAGTCGCGCCCGCCGCCTTTTGCCCCGTCCTAAGCGTTTTCCCGAGCGGCACCGGTTTTCCTTTTGCCTCGACCTTAGCCGATAAATTACTGTAGGTTGCATTGTGAGACTTAAAGTCACGCTTTACCGTCTTCTGTGCAACGTTAAACTTTTCAGTTATTTTCTTGGCTGAATCAGTTTTGACGCCCTTGACGGTTTCGTTCAAAGCCCTGCAAATAGCCTTATTTGCGCCGTTCTTGATATTCGACAGCATTGCCTTGACTTCCGGGATTCCTCTGACCTCTACGCTAAATTGACTCATTTCACGATCACCTTTTGAAAAAAACCGTCATTTTCCATCTCAGATTCAACCGTATAAGTTCCGGCAAAAACGCCGTCAGCTATGGTCACAGAATCACCGCGAACAGCCGCCGTTTCGATTTCTACAAGACAAAAATCAAGAACAATTTGACTTGCCGTGACCAGTGCGGAAAATCCATCCGGGATGAACTCAGGGCTTTTGATAACGTCAACATTACAATCAACAGGATCGCCACCCGCCGCCCTGGTTAAAACCGCCGCATGGCAGCCAAACTCGGCAATATCTAAAGCGCTATCTTCCAAATCATCAGTAAAGCTCATGGGAAAATCCTCTTAGGTGCTAGACATAACAGTAACGAGACAGCCTGGACGCATACAAAGAGGGAGAGGGTTCGACTGGGTAATGATCTGAACGGCCGTGTCTTCAGGGTTTCTAATTGCTTTAGCGAAAATAGGCTGGTTGTAGGGCATATTCACAGTAGAAAGGAAAGTAGGTGGCGCGAAAACGGTTTTGAAGGTGTTCATGGTGCCCATGGGGAAAGCAATGCCGGTTCCGTAGGTAGATGAGAAGAATTTTCTGGTTACACCGTGATAGCTGGAAGTTCCCTCATATTCCTCAAAAACCAATCCGCCGTAAGGGAAGCCCTTTCTCACATCGCCGCGTAAAACCGCAGCATCGGCCCAATTAT